GGGATAAAGAAAAAAAAACTGAGCTATACGAACGTAATACGAACGTAATACGTTCTGAAAATGAAAATGAAAATGAAATTGTAAATAAGAATAAAGTACCAACGGTTGAAGAATTTATTGCTTATGCCAATCTTTCACCTGATTACGAATTTACACTTACCGCCAAATACGAGCAGTGGAAATCCGATGGTTGGATGGATGGTAACGGAAAGAAAATAAAGAATTGGAAAACAAAGCTAAAAAGCACTATTCCATACCTTCGCCCATTTAAGCAAGAGCAACCACAAAAAATAAACTATCTCAATGACTGAACAAACTATTATAGGAACCTGGTTACAAGGTAAGCAGCTACAACATACAGCCACAACAAGAGCAGAATGGTTCATTGACAATGACCTGAAAGCACTTTGCCTAATTATCCAATCCATGTATATCGAAAACGAATACATCGACAATATGGCTGTGCTGCGAAAAAACAAAAAATTGGCTGTGGCAATCGCAACTTGCAATCAGTTCGCAGTGTTTGAAGATTTAACTAGGCACGTGCAATATCTGCATCAGGAATTTGTACGCAGGACAATGATTGACTGCATGGTAAATCAAGTTAAATTTATGCAGGATGGTGGCGATATCATGGACACCATCAGCAGCACCCAAAAAATGATGGATGAATTGCAACTGGTTGAAAGCGGCAAAGCGGTTGAATTGTTACCACTACTCGGTGAGCGTTTGGATAGCTTAGAAAAGCGCAGCAAGGCCGAAATAAAGACAATCGGCCACCCAACTGGCTACACCTTTTTGGACAAATACATTGGTGGATTTGTGCCGGGTGGAATTATGACGAATTGGCAAACGAATGGGATGCTGATTTGCTTGAGCATTGGGGTATGAAAATACCAACCGAGGATGAGAAAGAAAAACCGGAACGTGATAGTTGCCCGACTTGTGGCAAAGACATATAAAAAATTAGAAACAAATTAGAAACATGGCAAACGAAAACAATTTGATACCAGCAAAAAAAGGCGAGGTTAGAAACCCGAACGGCAGACCAAAAAAGTTTGTCACTCTGCTGAAGGAAAACGGCTACAAAGTAAGCGAGGTAAACGATACCGTGCAGGCGATGTTATCAATGACACTGGATGAGTTAAAAGACGTGTGGCAAGACCCCAAGGCCACCATACTTGAAAAGACGATTGCAAACGCTATGCGGAAGTCATTGGAGAAAGGTAGCTTGTACAGCATTGAAACCTTGCTATCCCGTGTATTTGGCAAGCCGAAGGAAACAGCCGATGTAAACCAAACGGTGCAGGGCGAAATAAAAATAACACTTGATTTAGGAGATAAATGAAACACTACACCAAGCGCAACAAAAGATACCGCAGCCGCCATAAAAAAATGACACTGCTGGACACGGCTTATCTAAAAATAAATTACCCAAAAATCAGGGAGTTGTTTCAGCAGATAAAGGAAGTAAAGCTATGAAGGTGCTGGCATTATGGCAAGGCATGGGTGGTGTTGAATACCACCGCCTTTATACTCCATTAAAACGGCTACAAATAGACCACGCAGAAGAAATCGAGGTCAATGTGTCGCAGGAGTTTGTTAAATCCGGTATTCCCGAACTTAAGCAATACGACCTTGTGTTGTTCAATCGGGACCTGGGCGAACTGCACTATGAAATTTTGCACTACCTTGCAAAGCATGAAATCCCCTACATCGTGGATATTGACGATTATTGGGTGCTGCCTAAGTTCCACCCGATTTACAAATACTACCGGAGCAACAAAATAAAGCAGCGCATTATCGATGCCATCCGTTATGCCGATGGGGTTACTACTACAACCGATTTCCTTGCCAACGAAACCCGGCACCACTGAAAATCTTATCTACAACCGTTTTAGCGTATAGGTTAACGGTCATTTTGTCCATGTCTAATTTGGTGTAGTCCTTATAGGTTCCATTATCCATCCACCCATAGACATAGCCATCACCAATCGGTGCCCCACCACTGAAATTTACAAATCCACTGCTGTTTTTTATGATGGAAGTGTCCCAAGAATTGAACACATTGGTAGCGTTTAAAACGTGGTTGTACTCGGTGAAGTCCAAATCACTTAATTTGCCATCGGCAATCGTTGCAAATAGGTCGGCAAGTTGCCCGTGCATGGAGCATTCATACTCGATTTGGTTCAGGTCGTTGACTTTAATAGACAGCAGCCGGATAAAACCCTCGATTTGTGTCACCTCATCCACTTGCAGAATGGCATCGGCTTTCAAGTTAGGGTTGAAATCCGGGCTGAAATTGGTTGCACTTGTGTTTCGGATGCTCAAATTCAAGTCAAACAAGTGCGTAAACAGCCTATTGTTTGTCTTTGTGCCGGGCAGCGTGAATGACTTTGACCAATCCGAACTGCGGCTTTCCGGCTCCCGGATGTCGGCAATGGATTTGTTAATCAATATCCCAAAGTCACTCGGCAAATCAACGGACACATTGCCGCAAACTAATCTTACGTTGTTCATGCGTTTTGCAGCCTTTCAGGTTCAGTATATTGCACGGTTATTTTTAGGTTGTTTGGGCCTGCGATATCGTCAAACACCTCATAGGAAGTTTCCACGATATTGACCGGAATGCTGCCGAGGAAAACCACCGGGCTGGCAATTAAATCTTGCAGCCATTCAAATTCACGCTCATTCAAAAAGTTCGTGTTGAGTACCACCTCTTTTGTTTTTTCGGTAGCGTAATTGGTCAGGCCATGTTTGCTCGTATCGTAGCCATAGGTGCTGCCGCCAGTGAGCGTGTAATTATTGCGCTTAAATTGCTTCCTGCTGATGTTGTAACGGTCAGTTGATGCCATGCTACAACGCACACTTTCAAAGCCGCCCAATGGGTTCAGGAAGTACAAATACTGCGGTGAATATTTGCTGCATTCTTCCACCACATCAAATCGGTAGGCTTCGCTTCCGGGGTTGCTTCCGGGGTCGCTGATAATTTGCATGGTGTAGTAACTGGTATTGGCAGGAACAACGCTGCCTGCTGTACCCGATGCAAGTTGCCCGGCTGTCAGTGCGTTAAGGTTGGCAGGCCCGGCACCAACACGGAGCAGAAATTGTGTTTTGTCGGCTGTGTCCGTAAATGTGTTTGCAATCACGCTGGTTGCAATCAAAGTGCCACTGGCATTGTAGGCCAAAATCTGCACATCGATGTTATTGTTGGCCCTTAAAAAATAAAGGTAGTCATTTTGCACCAATGTAACCCTGCGCTGTCTTACCCTTGTCAGGAACTTAACGGATGTGGATGGGAAACTGATTTTGTAATCGTTAATGGTTTCACCGGAGTACAACCCAAACAATCCGTTCCATGCAAATTTCCCGGTGTCACTTGCCAAATTCAAATATTCTGCACCGCCATATTCCTCACCAAATTCAACCGAGTACAGCACAAGGCTGTTGGCGCACTTTGCTGTGGTTGTGGTGGCTGTGTTGAAGTCGTAGGTGACGTAATTCTGCAATATGCGGCTGATGTTGAACACCCCTTTATCCGTTGTGCCGTAGAAAATAGGTGCTTTCAGCTTTGCAATGGTGTTGCCACCGCTATCTTTTACCACCGCCACAAACTTGAAATTGGTTTGCGTGTAGTTTGTACTGCTTAGAACATAGGAAATATCCGAATAAACGGGTGCAATGTCGTTTGGTTCGGTAATGATAGTGATTGCCATACCTAAAATAGTACGTTTTTACTCTGCCTCGGTACTGACAAAGATGCTTATTTGCCTGCCCATTGCATCCCCGATGCTTTGAGCTATAATATTGATGGCAGTTGGTGACAAAGTGCTGGCAATAAATCCGCTACCCTTGTAACCAAAACGCTTAATTGTACCCTTTTTATAGATTTTGCCTGCGATGGCTTCCGCATAACTCCACCTGGCTTGGTCAATGGTCATTCCTTTTTTTGCCCTGACTGGCAAACCCTTTGCTTGTATCCATTTGACAAGTGCATCCACGCTGACACGCTTGCCGGGTTTGGTACCAAACTCCACATCTTCCCAATACCTTGCCATTTTGATGTTGATGGTCACACCATTTTGGCTTTCCTGCATATCCGTT